AAAATATCTTCTTCACTTGAATTAGGATCTTCTGCTATTGCTAATAATGAAGATACTTCTTGTCGTATTTTTTCTCCTGAACCATCTCCTGCGGCCTTAGCAAAGAACGAACCAACACCAAATCCAGTCAATCCACCACCTAAAGTTTTAAGCGCTTGTTTTGCTAATTCGGCTTTAGCTGGATCCGCATTAGGATCTTCTGCTATTTTTAATAATGATTCAACTTCTGTTCTTATCTGTTCGCCTTGACCATCTCCCGAGGCATTAGCAAAGAATGAACCAACACCAAATACTGCTAATCCACCACCTAATTGAGCTAATGTAGCCATTACAGCTGTAGCATCACCTGTCTGTAAATCAGCTATAGTTAGAAGTGTCTTAACGTTATCTACGATAGTTTGAGGCCAATCTTCGCCAGATGCGAATTTATTAACAGCTTCACTGACTCCAGCAACAGAAGAACCTATACCAAATGCGGCTAATCCTATGCCTAAACCAGTTAAAGTAGCTACGACTTCAGCGGTATCTGCAAATTTCATATCTGCGATACCAGTCAATATCTCTACATTATCTGCTATCTTCTGTGCCCAACCGTCTTTCTGGAAATGATCTACGGCTGATGCAACTCCTGAGCCAAGGCCAAAGGCAGCCAATCCTATACCTAAACCGGTTAATACGATTGCAACTTTACCACCATCTTTTAGGAAGTTTTCGTTGTCTGAACCCATCTTAGATAAAATACCAACGTTATCTGATATCTTCTGAGCATCCATAGACTCGAGTTTATCGAGCATGAATGCACCAGCACCAATGACTGCTGCTATGCCTAAACCAGCTACACCTACACCAATACCAGCTCCACCAAGTAATTTACCCATACCTTTCATGGTAGACTTACCAGCTTTTTCAGCACCAGCGGCCGATGCAGCAGATTGGTTATTAATGCCATCTCTGATTTCTTGGAATATAGCTAATCTTTCACTATCTGCTTCTTGGGTATCTAATTTACCTGCATTCATGGTTTCAAAGAAGTTCTCGAAGTTACTATTCATACGCTCTTGCAGCTCAACTGCACCTATGTCTAGTTTCTTCATTTCGAGAAGATGTCTACGTGTATTACGTTGATCTTTCTCTATTTCAGAGGTAGCACGATTGTTCTCGCCCATGAATTCAACTAATGCGTCGAATCCTTTACCTGCGGGTTGTCCTCGTCCTTTACTCTCTTTTTTATTTTCTTCGTCAGCCATGAGTTATTTCCTAATTAGGGTTAGTATCACCATGTTCTTTTGCAGCACTTGATGTATATAAACCAAACCATGCGGCTCCAGCACCTACTAATACTGATATCAAGCCAGATTGTTCTAATGATGGTTCAGCTAAATCCATGAACCAAAATGTTGCATAGTATAGTAAATACATATATACACCTAAGAATGCTCTTGGAATAATTCTCCAAGCATCAAATGTTTTAGCTGCATATACCCATTTTTGCCAAGGATTCTTTCTATCCTCTTGGGTTAATTCAAATATTTCTTGTTTTAGGTCTCCTATCTCAGAAACCATAGACATAAATTTCTTTAAGTCTATTTCTACTTCGTTTCGGGACATATCGCCCTGAAATTGATCTTCTCTAGCCATTACAGCCTCCCTTTTTTAGAATGTCTGTCGTTCTCTTCTTTAATATGCTGTGAGAGAAGAGTTACATATATCTCCCTCTCCCATGGCATCATTTCCTCTAGCTCTGTCAGACTGTATTTGTGATGTTGTATCATCGCAAAATTTGTCTGATAGTGATTCAATATGCTATCATGTGAGAGGCCTAGATAAAAAAACTTTGAAGCCCTCTTATTTCTAGGTTATTCTTATGTTGGCAATGCTCACATTCAAATTCTACAGAATATTCTAATTTTGGAGTTTTAGAAAAGAAATCTTGAATCTTTCCGAATTGCTCACTATTTAAATTTTCAACGAATTCTTCAACGGCAGTTTGCCCCTCATCTTTCGCATCATATACGTTATCTGCATCATAAATCGTATCAATACAACCTATAATCAGTTCCATTACACCCTCAACAGATGTAACATCATGCGTAATCTCATTAATTACATTTAATGTTGGATATTTCATTGTTAATCCTACATCATCTGCTAATTGAATTACCATATCATCTCTATTTAGATTCGATAATTCAATATCTTTAATATCAATTACTAATTGAGTTCCTTTTTCACATTCAGTACATTTGCCTGAAATAGAAATAGATTCTCCTACTGATATTGATCTAAGTTCTAAGAACAATTTTTCAATATCAAACACTGTTAATTCATTAATATTGATATCAGCATCAATACATGCCGATATAATATTTCTAACTGCTAATGATGTCTGCTCTGGATCTTGCGATTCTAAAGCCATTAGCAATGCCTTCTCTTCTTTTACGAGATAAGGTCTCATGGTATATTTTTCACCAGTACTCGGTAGTGTGACCGGGTAACGTGGTGCTGTCATTATTGGCAACGCCATAATATTCTCCTATAATATAAATTATAAATTTGTTAGTAAATTAGCTGCACCTGTTACTGCAGATAACGTACTAGACAATGCATCTTCTTGGATATACTTATCGTAAGAAAGCGTAACTGTCAATTTTTGGATAGTATTCTCTGAATTATTATCCATTGTGATTCCCGCTATAGTTGTTGGGAATGCATTTATCAGTTTAACACCGTAAACTGGTAACTCTTTGTGGTTCAGTTGCTGTATAACAACATCTGTACTAAAATCTTTTTTGTAACCTATACGATATGTTTCTGAATCGTATATACAACCTAACCAATCATCAAAGACTGTTTTGATATACATATCGTTAGTTAACATAAACGTCATGGTAACTTCTTCATCTATGACACCATAGGGTTGTTTACGTGTCATTTCTTTATCATGACCGTAATCTAATGTGCTGATCTGTCTGCCTGGGAGGGTTACGTTCTCACATAGTAATGAGATATCTCTTGGATCATTGATTAATGCACCAATACCACCGCCTGATAATAATGCACCAATTAAGGCAGTAGGGTTTTTATTGATAAGAGACTGCTTAGGTGGTGTAAAGAATACAGAGAATTTATTTGCTGCTGCAGCTCCACCACGTTTACCGATAGTTGATTTTAATGTATCTATGCTCATGATCCGTATATTTGTTTCCTTGAATATCTCCAAACAGATTCTTTTTTAACTTTCTTGAACTGTTCGACAGGTAAGAATACTGCTATCTCCCATTCTGGCATAGGAATCTCAACGAGTCGAGATTTTACATGCGCTGATAGATAGTGTTTCCAACAGGGTTTAAATTCTTTATATTTCTTTGTGGCTGCTAATTTCTTAGCTGTTATTCGTAGCTTAGTCGTATCTGTAAGATTCTGACTGGTTGCAGTGTCCATTAAACTGTCTAAGAACATCGCTCTGACATTAGGTGATAGATAATGAAGGTTTAAACCTTGAAATCCACCCTTAGCAGGAGATACCATAATTGTCATAGGAAATCTATCATAATACGGTAATGTTTGCTTATGTTTTGGATCGTAGAAGTACATGTACATACGACCAGAAATACCTTTAGATCGAGGAGTTAAAGCAGTATCTTTTAATATAGCCTTCGGAGATACAGTTCCTAATTGTCGTACAGACTTTTGAAACCATTTACGTGACTGATCAGTACGCGACTTGATTCCAGCTCTAAATGCATTTTTTTCTAAGGTATCGAATAAACTAGCCATAATACTATTTATATCATCCTTTCAGTAGTTTGATGCCTAAATTCCCTAAAGTTTCTTCTGTCCATATCTGAAACTTCCATCCTTTGGCTTCTGCAAATTTGTTAGCTGCTTTCCATTTACTGGTATTGTAAGGTATGTAGTCACCTCTGTTACGTATTTCTTTGTCTTTCTCTTTGGTTTCTTTGGTGCTACTGTCTGTTTCTTTGGTTTAATCTCAACCAGAATTGTTTCACCACTCTCCATTACGAGAAGAAGATCTACATAATAACGATGAAATCTTTTGTCAGCAG